AAGAATACTAAATTGAAGATTCCCCTAGCTTCTAGCATAGATAGTGTTTCTTCTTTTTCTTCAAATGACCTACCTGTAATGATGATATCCTTTGGTCCAGGATATACACCTGTTAGGTCTTTGTTGATGTAAATAACACCATCTATATCAAATGTGTTTATTTTATTCATAATCAGTTTGACCTGCTTGAAATGTGTAAGGTAGATTTTTTGCAATAGGATTGTTTTCTTTCAGTTGAGGTCTGGTTAACTCAGTGACTAATCTTCTTGCTAAAGCATCACATTCAAATTTTGAATCTTCTGTTTTTAACTGTAAAGGAGGAGTTTTTTGTGTCCAAGCTGAAGGACCTCTAAGAAAACCAACAATTCCCATTTCTGAAGCAACCTTGCAAAACCGAATAGCAGACACAACAACCCCACCAGAGTTTGGGGAATCTTGAACTGATAACCTTGCAGTCATTTCATATCTAGCCCCAGCAAAACCATATCCAATAATATCAATATTACATACTTTGTTATCAGAACCAACATAAGTTCCTCCTGGTTTTTGTTGAACAGTCAATGAAGGACCTGCATATAAAGTCATACCAGAATAAGGTTCATCCCTAACGATATTTTGACCCTTTAATACATTTTCTTTTGAAATATGTTTATTATGTAATCGTTCTTGTTTTGCCATATTTAGGAAATCTGTATTAGCAGTTCTTCCTGTACGAATATGTTCTTGTCCCTGAGTAGAACCACATGCCATATTCAGTTGAATGTGTTGAGTGACAAGTATACCAGAATCTATCATGGCACCTTGAAGGACTTCTGAGAGCCTTGAGGCACCCCAAGCGGAACGCATATCAGAACCTACTATAGTTAAACCTTTATCTATAAACCTCTGTTCTATAAGTTGGGTATCTTTTGTGGCGATAATGGTAGGAATACAATTGACAAAATGAACATTAGCATCTAATGCAACATCAAGGTAGAACCGAGTTGCCTTTTCAGACCCCACTGGAAGATAGTTGATTAGAACATCAACCTCTGTAGATTTAATAATAGAAACGATATCATCGTAAGACTTTGCGGATTCTGCGCCAGTTCTAAAAGAAACACTTTCTGGGTAATCTAGCATGTGTTCAGCAACACCGTCTAACTCAGGTCCTGAATATACCATTGCACTTTTAACGACACAAGTATTATCAATATGGTCAACATGATCCATGGCACAGTTTGGCATTGACCGTAACGCTTCAATCAATGGTTTATTAACTTTACGACGATCTACATCAAACCCCACTACAAACTCGATATCATTAACACTATAACCACCAATATCTGCATACATCAACCCTACTTTATCATTAGGATTCTCAGCATAATATTGAATTCCTTCAACCAATGATTTAGCACAGTTACCAATTCCAATGATACCAACTTTAATCTTTTTCATTTCTATTCCTTCATATCAGTTGTTTTTTAGTTTTGAATAGACTAAGGGCAGAAATTTGGCTCTTAAAGAGGTAGCTGCCCAAAACTATAATATATTATACCCTTTAAATGGGTATTTATAAAGTAAAATTATAAATCAAAAAAGACTAAAAAAATGATTTTTTCCTATCAATTGCTATTTCAATGATATCAACCATTCTTTTATAAGAAGAATTAAATTTAAAATACTCATACACCGTTTCTGATAATTCAACCCTATTCTCATAAGAAACTTCATCTAACAAACTAAAAAAATCAGTTTTTTTAGATAGAGTGTGGAATCTTCTAACTGCATAAGGTAAATTATATATTTTTCCCATTTCAACCACTGGATGAATTTCTGATGATGAATATAACACAACAGGGACTCCATATAGATTTGCTTCTAATGCCGATAATCCTAAAGATTCTGGACCAGCCACTACCATATATGAAGATTTTGATATCATATCTATAACTTTATCCCTAGGAAGATCTTCATATTTTTCAAAATTATCATAATCTAATTTTTGTAAGGTTTCAAAATATTCAAATTCATCTTCTGCCCTAGGAGCAATATAACATAATTTAAAATCTAAATTTGACTGCTTATGAAAATTTAAAATTGTATGAATTCGCTTAGACTTAAACATTCTCGTCGCCATTAATCCATAATTTTCACATTTTTGCACTATTGGTTTTTCAAAAAAAACTGGGGAATGTTGAAATATGTTAAAGGGATTGATAGATTTTCCATATTTTTTGTGGTAAGTAATCCAATCATCCATTGATGTATTAGAAACATTTACAACTAACCCACCAGAATTAAAATACTCAGATAATGTTTCAATATACCCTAAACCTGCAATTCCACCTATAACAGCAGTTGGGTTATGGCAATATGTTATAGATGGGATATCAATAGAAGTCAAAAATTTAACCAATGAATTATTTGACTGATTATGGTTTATGATAATATCTGGAACATTATCCGATATCAATTTCACGAGTTCCTTTTTTCTAATTTTGTTGGTATTTAATGTCGTATTGGTAGTAATCAATTTAGAATCTTCTGAAGATTTATATGTAGTAACATTTTTGAATGAACATACATTACTATCAGATGAAGTATATAAAAAAACTTGATTATTTTTACATAACATCTCAAGTTGCATTTTTACTATAGTTTCCACACCACCCTTATTTAATTCATTAGAATATGGTGTTGCGTTATGATCAATAATTAATATTTTCATAATATTTTGGGGTTGCCTTTAAGTCAGAGTTAAAATCATAAGTTGTTGGAACAAGTAACCCATCATCAGTCCAAATTTCATTTACCTTAAAATCTAATGGATTTATATCTAATAATTCATAACCATTTGGCATATCATCATATAGTTCATGCATATTCATTAATATGCCAGTTTTTCCGAATAACCCATTAAACCAATCAACAAAAGTCATACCTTTGACAACTCCTGGTTGTTCTCTTAAAGCTGATCTAAATTTAGACCAATCAATTTCAGACCAATTATTCCTATAATACAAGTATCTAGAAGTTGCGTCACCTGAAGCATGCCCAGGATATTCCTTAGAAGAACCTTCGTTAAATAGGCGTTTATATTGACACCAAATAGATTCACAGCGAAAAGAATCTATTCTAAACCCAGCAAAAGTTTCAGCATCTTTAGTGTGTTCCATCAATAATTCTTTACCCCATTGAACATCACTCTTAGATGGAATATAATTACCATACTTACCAACCATCTTATTTGGTTCATTTTCTAATGAACATAATCCATTCCATATAGACCCCAATGAACTATCTTTTGTTGGTGAATAACCATCCAACATAATATCCTCAGGGTCTATCTTTAACCCCAATAAATCATGTAAGGCTTGCATGGTTAACCAACCAGTCATTCTACCATATTTGTATAATCCTAAAATTTCATTATATAATGCCCAGAAATTTTTACGTTCTGTATCAAACACCAAGATAGAATCAAATTTTTGTTCAAATGTTTTGCCATTCAACCATTCTATAATAGAATTAGTCTGAGACACAAAATGACCCTTGTTATATCTAGCATCAGTCCCATAAGTGGTGCGTTTCCAATTAGCCGCATGCCATTCTTCAGTGACATGATGTGGGGTTAAGAATGTTTCAGTATATGCAAAAGTTTGAGGAGTTCGATATGTCATACCAAAACAAAAGGCAAACCAAGCTTTTTGTTCATAAGAATACCCTTCACACAATCTATTCATATAATGAGTATGGTCTAAGTCATGTGAAAGAATACGCCACGTAAAATATCTATTAAACAATTCTTTGCGATTTTCTGGTTGAATCCACTCAACCCCTATATCATATCCCTCAAATTTTTTTAAAAAGTTGAGGTTACCAAGAGCATTTGCTTCAGCTACACTTTCTTTTGTGGAAAATCTTCCCATTAGAAAAATTCCTCTAAACCCACTACTTCTTTTGTTTCGTTCAACCATGGGTGATATTTTGTTATCCATTCTTCACCATTAAGTTGAGCTTTCATATACTCATACCATTCTTTAGCACCAGAATAGTCACCATCTTTAGTTTCCTTATCTGCCCACATCCCAGCACTAATACCGTTCCATCGGTTTCTTTGTTCAGGGTGTTCTAAATTAAGTCTTCTAGAATCAATAAATTTTCTTCTAGTATCTTCATATTCATAAGAACCTAACTCAAGCATTCCTTCATGTAAGAATGCAATCATTGATACTCTTTCTGCATTATCATCGTGCAATACTAATTCGGTATTACCGTGAAGCCCTGCTTGGTTGTTTACAAATAACAAATCAGATGGTCTGATATTAACAGCATAACCTATCTCTGGAAATACAAGATAAGCTCCAGAATAATTATCATTCTTTGATATGACGCACAAATTAGCAAACCCATTTTCCATATTAGCAGGATCATAATGAGCTGCCGTTCTAAAGTTTTTATTAACAGTAATTGTAGTAAATGGAGTTTCTGGAACTACAAATCTTGGGTCTATCTTTTCTGCTGCTAATTTTTGGTTATTGTATCTCCAAGGAAGAAGTTCTTTAAATCCTTTTGCTAATGATTGAAGATATGGATATGCCTTTACAAAGATTTCTGAGTTATCTCTAACATAGGCAGTTGGTCTACCATATGGAATCCTAGGATATCTATCATACCAACCTGCTATTCCTGAATTGACAACACTCGCATAAGTTGTTTTTGATAAACAATTTTCTTCAAGCCAAATTACTTGTTTCTTTGCCTCAGATTCCGATAATAATTTTGTAGATTGAATCCATTCTTCAAAGATTATATTATACTTTTTAATGCCTTCATTTAACCATACTCTTCCTCTAGTCTGGGAGGTTTCATGAACATTTATGTTTTTATATTTGTCAACTATCAAATCTATTATATCATCCCCATTAACTGTGGGTGTTCTATTATTTTTGAATGCCTTGATAATTTCTTCTTGAAATATATTAACCCATTCCCTACCATTTTGACCCTGCATTTCAGTTCTAGGACCAGCAGCATAACCTCTGTTGTTGGTTTCAATTGCAACATTTTTTAATCCATCATAGGCTGAGTCAACTTCTTCTTTTGAAAAGAAATTTTTGCGGAATTTAAATACAATATTTTGTTCATTTAACCCATCATCACATTTACTACAATCTTTATTGCAAGAATTGGTAATATCTAAGGCGCAAGTTGGAGGTAGATACAAATCCATATCTTCATCAACTAATATTTTATAATTAGAATCATCTAACCAAGACCCAACTAAATCAGGGCGAGCGATAATATCTTCTTCTTTTAAAACCACTATTTTTACCACAAAACCTCCAATTCAATATACTATTATATATCACACTTTAATTTTTGTAAAGAATTTAAAATTTAAATCCTGATGTGTCTTTCTTCTCTTTAGATGTATAAGATGGTGTTGGTGCAACTAATCCTACTTGAGCAGAATTCTCAACATCAAATATCCTCATCTTGTTTCTATCTATACCAACAACAAACTTCTTATAGTAACTTGGATCATTATAACGATTCTTCAACTGCTTAATCATTATCTGACCTAACCCCTCAAGTTCTTCTGTTGATATCAAGGCTAACATCAAGTCGCAAGTTTGAGGTAAACCAATAGATTCTGAAGTGTTGGTCAAATCTAAATCAGAACTGTTAATGCCCTCACGATTAGATTGTGTTGCAGAAACTAAAGGTACATTGTATTCAACTGCTAATCCTCGTAACTCCTCAGCAATAGACTTAACATAGGTATAACTATTCACACCCGCACCAAACTTCATTCTCTGAGATGCACATATATTCAAGTAATCCACGAAGATGATATCTGGGACAAACTCTTTCTTAGATTTCAGTTCTTCAATCAAAGCCCTAAAGTGACCTGTATGAGCTGAAGCAGTTGGATATTCCTTGATGATTAGAGTACCGTGTGCTTTCTTCTTTAACTTCTGGATACGACTTTCAAAGATATTCTTATCAACAGTTTTGATTTCAGACATACCTAGATTCAATAGATTAACGTCTATTCTTTCTGCAATACGTTCTTCTGCCATTTCCATTGTAATGTATAACACATTCTTATTCTGAGCTAAGGCTGCAGCCGCCATATGACACATCACTAAAGATTTGCCAACACCAGTTCCTGCCAAAAATATGTTAAGGCTTTTCCTCGACAGACCGCCCGAAGTTATGCGGTTGAGTATATCAATATCAAACGGAATCTTTTCCTCAACCCTACGATAGAAGTCAAACCTAGAGTCTGCATCATTAAAGTAATCATGCCCAACATTTGTATCAAAGCAAATACTCAATGCTTCTGATAACAGATTAGGAATTGCTTCTTGAGTGTGTACCTTATCCTTACCTTCAATAATTTGAATTGAATCAAGAATTGCAATATAAACTGCTCGTTGCTTACAGAAACCCTCAGTATGTTCTAATAACCAACCTTGATCAATGTCATTATGTGATAAGGATTCAACTAAGGTTTGAGCCTGAGTTAGCTCAGTTGCATTGATATCCCTACGATTAGAAATCTCGATTGATAAGATTTCAGGTGTTGCCAGTTTAGTAAAGGTTTCAAAGAACTTGAGGATTTCCTCTGATACAATAGATTCAATTCTATCTGCAAAGTATTCTTTCTTTAGAAACGGAATAACCTTCCTTGAATACTCTTCGTCGTGGATAAGGTTAGAAAGAATTGTAGTTTCAATTCTGGACATTAAATACCGCCCGAAAATATTGTTTCTTTGTTATTAAGTGAATCTTCTAAAATCTCAACTAGAATATCACCAATAGCATTCTTAAAATTCTTAGATGTTGTATCACCAGCTGATACGTGAACCGTATAGTCAAAACTTAGATTTGGTTCATCTGGGTCTGGAAAATTAACCTTACCATATGAATATACAGCACCCATAAACTCACCTTCCATTATACCAATAGCTATAACCTTCTCACCATCCGCATCATAATAATCAATCACTTCATACATAACATTCTCCACATTAAATTATTATTATACTATAAAAGGTGAGTATCGTAAAGATAATACGATACTCTATAACCTATTATTCTACTTTATCAAGTTCTGTCTCAATATCTTCATCAACAACTTTATCTAGTTCGGCAGTTATTGATTCGTCGGTTAATAATTGACCAGTCGCTAACGTATATCTTTCTTTAACCCACGATAAGAATGTTTTATCTGATAAGATAGGCAACCAGAATTCTTTGGTGTCTGTATCTTTGATGCGATATTTCTTTTCTTGTATTTCTCCAGATAATACATCAACCTTAGAATACCACCCATTTGAGGGTTTTATGATATGACCAGATTCCAAAGCCATTTCAAGCAATCCAGACCATGTACTAATACCACCCTCAAACTTCACTGTGATTGGGATTTTAGACTTTTCTCTAACGTGTCTGGACTTCTCAACATTAATGATAAAACTATATCCTGATACTTCTGTTCCTTCCTTTTCTTGTTGTCTGCCTATAATGTAAATATTATCCGCGCTTAGGTAAACTCCAGTCCCACCACTCACGATAGGTTTACTGTAGAGTTCTTGGGTCATATAGATATGGTTCACTGCTACCATGGGAATGTCAAACTTCACTAGGTATGGAGTTATCATCCTAAAGATAGACTTCATTTGCTTTGCTCTTGACATATCTGTCACAGATTTACCATCCTTTGCGTCATCAATTTCTTTCTTACTTGACATATTACCTAACGAATCGACTAGGAATATGATTTTATCGCCTTTGTTTATGTTCTCTAAATGATTAATAGCATCTAACTTGAATTCTTCCATATTCATAACTGGGGTATGTAGAATCCTCGACTTGTCCATATTCAATGAATCAAAATATGATTCAGGTGTCCCAAACTCACAATCATAGAATACCATAATAGATTCTGGATACTTGTCCATATAGGCTTTTGCCAGGATCAAACAGAAAAAACTCTTAAAGTGTTTTGAGTTACCGCAAAACAAAGTAAGCCCAGGAGTTAAACCGCCATCTAATCTACCCGAAAGAGCTACATTCAATGCTGGGATTGGTGTTGGGATCATATCTTTTTTCGTAAAGAATTTAGAAACTGCCAATGCGGAAGTTTCTTTGATGGTACTATTTTTCTTCATTCTTGCTAATAACTCACTCATATTTTCACCTTTTTATTATAACTAGAACTATTATACTATAAAATCAACGATTTGTAAACTATTTCATTGGAACATCAAACACAAAAGTAATACGAACACAATCACCTAAATTTTCTGTGCCGTGTTCAAGTTTGTTGTTGAACACCAACAAATCTCCAGCATTTACCACCACAGATTCATCACCTACGAAATATCGATAAGAACCTTGTATGGCAAGATGATATCTGTCTCTTGTTTGATAGTAATCCCCAATGTCTATATGCCTACCAACTGAACCACCTACTGGTAACGATAAGAATCCACATCTACTAACTTTCTTGAAGTGTCTTTTGACGAACCTCAGTACCTCTGTATGGTGTTCACAGGCAGGTGTTGGAATACAAATTTCAGTATCTCCAACATACTCATCTAATGACTTAACTCCTCCCATAACAAGTTGAAGAACACCTGCCGCAACTTCAGGAAATCCCCTATCCAACATAGATAGAGCACCATCAATCTTTCTTTGAGCACCCCAGTCTTCAGGGTGTTGCTCAAGTTGCTTTAGTATCTTTGAGACATTGATACCTGTTTTGATTATCTTTATATTTTTCATTAGAAGAAATCATCCAAAGTTGCTTTTTCTAAAAGATGCCATCCCATCGGCTCAATAATATTGTCGAGGGCATCCAAAAACACCTTCTCAAACTGATATTCATAATCTACATAACGATGTAACCCAAACTCAACTGGAAGTTCAGATGGAAACGCAATGACATTCTCTTTAATTGTATTAGGTTTACGCAAATAGATAAACTTAATCTTATCCCCAGACTTGATAGGTTGATACTTATTTGTCAACCCTAGTTCCTTGATTAGATGATTATACAATAACGCACCCCTAACGTGAATTGGACAACCTTTAGAATAGATTGATACATTACTACTGTATTCAGCTACTCCATTCACACCTCTTGGGAATGCTATATCCTCAATAGGGATACTCATAAACTCCTTTCGGGCTGATTCAATAAACTTAATAAGGTCACCATTAGTTCCGTCAAGGATAACACCAATAGTTGATTTCAGTTTATCTCTAATCGCACTTGGAGTTGAAGATTTTACAATTTCCAAACCCATAATCTTAAGTTTAGGTTGGTCGTATTGAACACCTTCAGAATTATGAACTCTAAGAATATACTTCTTCTTTTTACACCAAATACCCTTATCGGCAAGAACTTCTCGTTTCATTTGCATCTTATTTTGAAATGCATTCATATAAACTGCTAGGTCAGCATAAGACTTCTCAATGATTGGAGTTATAACTTGACCGCAAAACTTATCCATGAACTGAATCTTTTCTTCAGTTGTTTTACCAACTTGAGTTTGTTCTACTAAAGTTTCTAATGCTAGGTA